CAAAACCATCTCACGGCGGGCGCGTTGTTCTTCCCTGGCGCGTTCTGCCAGCCAGTTTATCAGTTCGTCTCGTAAAAACAGCCATTGGCCTGCCAGCCAGATGGCCGGAATCGCTCCCTCACGGGCCATCTTGGCGGCAAACTTCTCGCTGACATGCAGCAGTGCCGCCGCGCCTTTGGTGTCGAGTGTTTCAGCGTTCACCGTTGTTCTCCTCCTGTATATACAAATCAATTCCATCCCGGCAAATCATGTTGGTGATCGGCGTCCGCTCTCCGCCCGCGTTGCGCTGGACGTAGCGGGCGCAGGTTTGGCGGCGGTCGCAAATCCGGTATATCCCCGACTCCTCCAGTGAGCCAAGGCAGCGGGACTGGTCATTCAGTAGGCGCATGAAACCGCTCCTGTGCATCCAGTAACTTCCGCCACGCGAGATCCGGTGCCTCGTTGGTGATGGCGTTTAACGCCTCGTCTATCTGCGTTTGGAGATAGTCAATTGTCCCCATCTGACGCACGACCATATCCATTAGCTCGGCGCGTGTGAATCCGTCAATCATTGATAGCCCTCATTGCTGTTTTTACCGCTTCGTTCCACTGAGCGTAGTTATCGTCATGTATGTACTTCAGCATGATTGCTGTCGTCCTCTCCCGCTCCGCCTGCTGCGCGGCTTCCCACGCGGCCAGCAAACCACCCCGTAAATTGCCCTTTAATAGGGCGCGGAGATTCTCGTCATACCAATCATCAAACGTCATCTTTACTCCTCCCATAATCATTCTTTGCTGCTTGATATCCCATCATAAACGCCGCAGTCAGTTCGTCGTCTAGCTGTTTCTTGCACGCTTCTTGCGCGGCTTGCCATGCGTCATACGCTATTTCTTTTGTACGCAATGCGTATATGTCGAGTTCAGCGTCTTCCCACCACGTTTCAAAGTTCACGGCTTTTTCTCCCACAACGCTCTCACCTTCTCCCATTCCCGCTTATCGCAATCGTGACCGAGCGGCTTCCAATTTGGAACCTGTGCGTCCCTATCAAACTCACCCTCTAAGTCGCGCTGTATGATTGTTTTTACATTCTCTGGCCAGTCGCGCCAATTAGCCAGTATCCAATCAACGCATTCTCCGACTATGTATGTGCGCCTCCCCACGCAATACCGCACTGCGGAGATAATCATCAGGCCATTCATGCCATAGGTTTTGTTAAAATCCATCACATTCCTCCTCTGTTGCTTTTCTTATTGCAGCGCAGGCTTTTTTTATAGCTCGTGCTTCCTCGGGTCTATACACTTCGTTGTCTTCCAGAAATGGAAGCACAAGACCCAAAGCCTCCAACAAATCCGGCGCGGCGGCTATCAATCTGGCGTTGGCTTTTACTTCATACCCCGCACCATACGCGCAACCTATTGCTGGCTCGATTGGGATTTGGTTTACGAACCAACTATTACCGCCAACTCTCCAAGGTCCGGGCGTAAAACTACTCATTGCTTTCTCTTTCTCCGGGGTTAGCTCCATGATTAGCTTCCCATCGCGGTAAAATTTTACCGTGTCCCCGTATTCGGTGTAAGTAGGAGTCTGCTTCCAGAGTTCTGGATCGTCTTGCTCGGTCATTGCTTTTCTCCTGTAATTAAGTGCCGCCCACGATTACCAGTTGCTGCGGCGCGGTGGGGTTAACGGGTCCACATACCCGATTGTTGTCCACAAGCCGATGTGTTAGGCCGGTTGTGTCGGCACAATGCCGAGGACGGTTTGTTTCGGGCGTCCACTCCTATCTTCATAACCCTTGAAGCGGGGCCAGATACCGTCTGGCACGGGGTTAGTTGGTCCCCGGTAGATTTTTGATCGACTTCCACCCAAGGATGAAAAGTAGATACCGGGGACCATTGTATGGCGGGTGACAGTACGGCTCGTTTTGTTAAACCCTATGGATTTAAGACCGCCCATCACCCATAAACTCTGGTTGTCGTTTTACCCCTGCAACCACAGGATTTACTGCGCCGACTGCATAGGTTATGCAGCAGGACGGAGCGTATTGTACCACAATCGCATCGGACTACAACAGCCCTTGCTTGAACCGGCCTCCCTTTCTTGATGTAGTCCACAGGCTCAGACTCTCCGATCACGGTCCAGCTTCCAAACATCGTACCAGCTACCTCTAGTCGTTTAGGCATTCACTTCCTCGCTCATGACGCGCATTATCGGTCATTTGGTTTCCCTCGCACGTTGACAACCAGCATAGTGCAAGCACTGTCTGGAATCCATAAGTGGGTTTGCCTGTCGTTAAATAACACCACCTCTCTTGCCTCCACATAAAGGTCTTTCAATTTCCCCTTCTCATGAACGCACAGATACCCACCCCCTCTATGCAAGTAGATCATGCACAATCCTCCGTAATCAGAATGTGGTGGAACGCCCCACTTCAAATATATCCAACATGCAGATGATAAGAACCTTGAGCCTGGGTTATATGTGTATCCAAACTCTTTCGCTAGTCTTTCTCCGCTCGCAACGTCACCTATCGTGTGTTCGAATGGATTAAGCGCCTTCCGGTTCATGGCCGGTGCTTTACACTTCCATTTGCCCAAGATTGCGAGTGTCATTGCTTTCTCCTATTTATAGTCGTTTAGGCATTGGACTGACTCAGTATCCACGCCTTGTCTTCTGGCGTGTGTTTAGCAGGCTCAGATTCCCCGATCACGGTCCAATGTGTATACACCTTACCCTCCACTTCTAGCCGCTTACCCACGCAACCTCCGCTCCCTATCCTTGGGGTGATGGGACGGTAGGGGACACCACCACACCCACTGGCTGTCTGGATACCAGACTCCGATAGTAGCAGCACCTAGGTCGGTCTTCCATAGGCACTTAGCGTTCTTGGGGTAGGGACCGTCCTCTACGTGTCGCCAGTAGGGTTTATACTCTGATACATGCGTCATTTCATCTTGCATACAGTCACTATTACTCCACCGTCTTGTATTGGATCACCGTATTCGGCCACAATCAACCTGATCTGCTTGTCATTTTCAATGTACACACCTTGGATAGAATCGCCTATCACTTTGAGACAGTTGTCCAGGTCCATGCACACCTTGCTAGCCAGTCCCTTAGCGGTCAGCTTAGGGAGTAGCTGTATTGTAAGACTAACTTCACCCGTGTACAAGTCCTGATCTGGGCCAGCCTCCTTGACGATCTTCTTGAACGCGGTTGCTTCCTTGCTGGGTACGGTCCTGCCCCTGAAGGTCCTCCAGTAACGGTTTGTGGATGGTGGATAGGGGAGGTGTAGTTGGACTAGCTGCATAGGGGTTGACAAGCTGTTGAAGGTGTGTGTTAGAATAGCACACGGTTGGGACTGACCCCCAGCCAACATAGGCATACGGCGTAACGCTCGCACGCAGTCGGGAAACCTCTCTCCCGATCAAGAGGATCAGGATAGCTCTTTAATCGGCCTTAGCGCCATCATCCTGTACCCTTCGGTAATCAATCCGTAAACTCGCTCCTACGGGACGCGCGGGGTCGGTCGGTCCTCGATAACGGTTTAGGCAGCATTCTAAATGTTTCAGTAGCAGTGACCAACGCTCCACAGCGTCCTAGCCTGTTGCTCTTTTCTCAAAAGCCGCAAGGGGGGGACGCTTTTACACCTCTATGTGCAAGAGAAAGAGCAAGCTCTAAACAAGGCTTAGTCCAGCAATTAGTGCAAGCGCTAACAAGGCTAAGTGTCCGGACCGGGAACCACTTCCCGGGACGGACGGACACACTTAGACCAATTAGTCTTATTGATACAGGCTCCCGTCAAGCCCTATGCCTTCGGCGGGCTTGCCGGATCATATATATACGTGATACGCTTCTTCCGCGAGACAACCAGTCGACATGGTGCTGATCTAGTCAGTCAGCAGTCTCGCTCCCACAACGACTACTCTTTGACAGGAGATGATTATGCTTACAGGATTAGTAGCTAGAGCGCTCTTTACTTATAAAGAAGGAGAGCTATATTGGAACGTACAAACCTGCGCAAGCAGACCAGCAGGCTCATTAGCTGGTTACAGTAAGAAGGACAAGAACTGCAGGATAATTACTGTTAACAGTATATCCTATAAGTCACAAGATTTGATATATCTATATCACAATAACAGGCTACCGCTTGGTACACTGACATATATTGACGGTGATCCAATGAATAATAGGATTGAGAATTTACGAGATATATCTGTTTATGAGTATTATCTCAATCATGAGCATCCGATATATAATCCAAGGATAGAATATATAGATAAGCTGAATACCTTTGAGGTTGTAATCAGCCTATTCGGTAATGACGCTGTGATTGGAAGGTTCCCTTCTCATGAAGAGGCGCTGTCCGTGTTTATGGGTATAAAAGACAGACTAAGCCCACCTGTAACTGTCTAACTCTGTGCATTAGCGAGAGAGTGGGGTACCCGCTGATGGGCGGGACCCCCCCCACTCTCTCGTAACATTAGCTATGTTACCTAAGCAATCACACAAGTATTACTAGGCCGACCCCAGCGGTTAAAACCCATATGCATTACGTGGAGGTCAAAGAATAGAGCATCACCTTTGCTGCCTAGCGCTCTCTGTTTCATTATCTCAGCCTTGCGAACACCCTCATCGTCAGTAACCTCAATCTCAGTGTCTACGAATGCACGTATACCTGACCATCCTCTAGCACCAGACGCTTGCATTTTCCCAGAGTGGTGAATCATCATCACTGAGCTCACAGTGCTGTTCATAAGATAATCAATGCGGTTCATAACCGGCCCCATGTCTTGACCCGCATTCTCGTTCGCACCGGAACTGATCCGAGCGAGTGTATCTCCGATGATTAGCGCTGCTTTGCAGCCTCTCATGTCCTCCGCCTTCTTGATAGCTGCTATCACTCGTTCCACGTCGCGGTCATCAGTGAAAAAGTTGACCGGCTTCTGAATGAGCAGCAGATTATCCAGAATGCAGTTGTGATACTTCATGTACGCTTGCAAGCGCGTTCTGACGGTCTCAGGGCTTTCAGTCGCCATATATACAACCATGCCTTGCTGCGTGCGTTTCCCCAAAAAATCTGTACCGCGACTAACAGCAGCCGCCATGTTCAGGGCAAAGAAGGTCTTACCTGAGTTTGAGTTCCCATATAAGATGCTTGTGTTTCTAGCAATCAGCACGTCCTCAACCAGTTCATCAGGTGGGCTAAAGTCTGTTGAAATCTCATTCGCAAAGACAGCACCAATAGAATCAAACAGGTCCTCGTCCTCTCTCACAGGTGCAGGTGCAAATGGATCGAAGGTCACATATTTCTGCGCAGCGCTACGCACTAACGCAGGAATCTGTTTATAGCGATCTTTCCAGCGCTGGTCATGCTCTGCATCGCTGGCTTGCATTAAGGCCTTGAGATGATTCACAACAGCACCGTTGTGCGCTCCTGAGGCGCATAGAGACGCGGCAAGGTCTCTTAGACTATCATGATATGTGTCGCCCTTAAGAATGCGCTTAACGAGCTCTGCGTGGCGCTCATGTGGCTGTCTATCTACAATCTCCCCTGTTGCGGTATCTACATGGCTACTAGACCTAATGTAGTGAGCAAGGCTCTCGAAGTGCTGGAGCGGACACACTGGAGCTGTGCGCACTATATTGTCAGTGATGGTCAAATAACGCTGGCTACTGTATAGCTCTATGGACAGTCCGTCATAGCTTCCCTTGACTCCTTGAAGCAATGGGGTAGCGTATCCAAAGGCTCTGAGGCCTTTCCCTGATGGGCTGATGCTGACATAGCTCGCACCCAGATGGTCTAGCAATTGCATGGCAGCAGGGTCGATCACGTCATCAGTGATGCAATGGTCAATGTCTATCCCGCACAACCCATCCCCATTCAGTACAAAGCCTATCCCTAGCGCCTGATCACACTCCTCATAAGCGGTAGTTGCTTGGTCAAAGCTGGCCCATGTGTCGGGATTGGTTGAGCTAGCACGGCTGTTTATGTACTTAGCGTCGTAAGGGATTTTACCCTCTCGCCACACTACCCATCTATCTAAGTCCTTGAGTTCATTAGGAATGTTATCGTAGTTCATGCTCTATCCTCTGAAGAAAAAACGGGTGCAAGTCTACTACACTTTGTAGCTGACCAAGCAAGAGAAATTATTTTCATCTTTTTTGCTTCAGGGGGGTTGACGTGCTTGCTGAGGTGCGTACAATACCCATCAAGCCAGATGACTGGCTGACAGAGGGAAAGCACATGATTGACGACTTTGACCAACCTAACATAGCATCAGGCACATGCCCGGACTGTGGACAGCTAGCTGATATATGGATTGCGACCAGTCAACAGTACGAATGTCGTCTATGTGACTGGAAAGGTAGAAACCCAAATAGAGAGATAAACAATGATACAAATAAATAACACTAGAGATATACAGCACACAGGAGTCAAGATCCTCGTATATGCCCAAGCAGGGGCCGGAAAAACTACGCTCGTCAGTACAACCCCTGCACCTATCGTATTAAGCGCGGAGGCTGGGTTGCTTTCACTGAGGGATTACGATATTCCGTACATTGAAATCCGCAATATTGATGATCTGGCTGAAGCCTACCATTGGGCGGCTGAATCTGAAGAAGCTAGTCAGTACCAGACTGTTTGCCTTGACAGCATCAGCGAGATTGCAGAAGTGGTGCTGGCCTCAGAGAAGAAAAAGAACAAGGACCCACGCGCAGCATACGGGGTTATGCAAGACACAATACAGGACTACGTGCGCAAGTTCAGAGACTTGTCCGGTATGCACGTATACTTTAGCGCAAAGCTAGAAAAGGTACAGGATGAAATGGGACGCATCCTATATGGGCCGTCTATGCCGGGGAATAAAACCGGCCAGCTACTCCCGTACTATGTGGATGAAGTGCTAGCGCTACGTGTAGAGCATAACGACACCAATCAGACTGTGCGCATGTTACAATGCGAAGGTGACGGCACATGGCTGGCGAAAGATAGGTCTGGTAAGCTAGACAAGTGGATGGAGCCTGACCTATCCGGTATTATGCAGAGGATCATAGCATGAATGTTAATGCTGAAGATGTCATCTTTATTACAGATAAAGAATCAAAAACACTGCCTGAATTTGTGGCGTATGTCGTGGCATACATAAAGTCAATAAATGATTCTGTAGATGATATAGAAAACAGACTAGAAGACCTTGAAAGAAAGATTAACAAACCACACTAAGGAGCAATAAACATGGCAAATTTAGGTTTTTCAGTTAGCCCAGAAGACGCAGTTGAGCATACATACGACGATAGTCATGTACCTGCTGGTTGGTATGATGCAATGATTAAGAAGGCTGAAATCCTACCCACCAAGAATGGTGGTCACAGGATCAACATACGCTATGATATTACTGGGCCGACGCATACTGGTCGCGTGGTTTTCGGTAGCGTAAATATTGCTCACCCGACCAGCCCAAAGGTAGCGGAGATCGGGAGAGAGCAGCTTGCGCTGATTGCGGCAGCACTCGGTAAGCGCATTTCCGACACTGACGAATTGATCGGCGGTACCTTGCGTATCAAAATCAAGATTACTAAGTCTGAGCAGTATGGCGAGTCAAACGACGTAGCATCATGGGGCAGACCATCCTCAGCGCTCCCACAATCTCCCCTAGGCTCTGCTGCGCCTAAATCTGGTAACACTCCTCCGTGGGCTAAATAGTTCTACACTTCCTCTGTAGAGACCTTTAGGGGGCTTATGGCCCCCTTTTTTTTATGGACATGCAAATGCACATAATACCTATTACGTTAAAAACAGCGAAATCGTTTATTGCTACACACCACCGACATAATCATCCACCAACAGGCTGGAAGTTTGGAATTGGAGTACAGGCTGATTCTGCTTTGGTGGGAGTGGCTACGGCGGGAAGACCGATAGCCAGACACTTTGATAATGGCCTAACATTGGAGATCAACAGAACATGTACAGACGGCACAAAGAACGCTAACAGTATGCTTTACGGCGCTGTTTGGCGCGCAGCCAAAGCAATGGGTTACAAGAGGTGCATTACTTACACGCAAGCCGATGAATGCGGAGCATCATTACGAGCAGCTGGATGGGTGCGAGTAAAGGAGTTAGCCCCTCGAAAAAGCTGGGCAGACAGTTCTGTTAAGTTAAGATCAAAAAAACATAAGATTGGAAATGGAAATGTTGCAAGAGTGTTATGGGAAATTACCTGTTAAAACAATGATGTACATACAAGAGCAAATAGATAAGAAGCTAGAACAGCAGGTAGAGCAGCCTAGACCACACATGGGCTGCTCTATACTCGGCCATCCCTGTGACCGTTACTTGTGGCTGGCCTTTCATTGGGCGGTCACTCAGAAATTCCCCGGTAGGCTTCTAAGGCTGTTTAAGCGTGGCCAGGACGAGGAAGCATCCGCTATCCGGTACCTAGGACTGATCGGCGCAAAAGTGACACAGCAGCAACAGGTTGTTGACTTTGGTCAGCATGTATCCGGTAGTGTAGATGGGGTCATTGCAGGCTTACCGGGACATGAGCTGGCGAAGGTGCTGTTGGAGATCAAGACGCACAATAAGAAATCGTTTAATGAGCTAGAGAAAAAGGGTGTACAGCTTGCTAAGCCCGTTCATTACACACAGATGCAGGTGTACATGCATGGCCTAAAGCTGGATCGTGCGCTGTACTACGCTGTTTGCAAAGATGACGACCGGCTACACACAGAGATAGTGATGTATAACCTGGAGGCGGCTGTCTTCGCTATCGAGCGTGGCCAGCGTATCGCTATGACCAGTAGAATGCCTGAACCGATAGCGGCGACAGGTGACTACTATGTGTGCAAAATGTGCCCCATGAGTGAGTTCTGCCACCAGACGCAATGCACTAAGAACGTGAATTGCAGGACATGCGCTTATGCTGATCCAACAATAAACAGCACATGGCGCTGCATGGTTCATGGTGCTGATATCCCGTATAACTGGCAACGATCAGGCTGTGATAATCATGTCCTTCATAGCGACCTTGTACCGTGGCCGATGACGATCAATGATGATGGCCCACCACAGTACAGGATTGACGGTAAGCTAGTCGCTAACGGTGCGTCAGGGCCGGGAGTGTACAGCTCTAGGGAGATACTGGCTGATCCTGCCTTGTGTGCGTCTGCTGATCCTACTGTAGAGGAGCTGCGCTCACGATTCAATGCAACAATCGTTGAGGCTAGTTAAAAATATTTGTTGACTTTACGATTTACGGATTTAGAATGCTCCTTAACAGGGCAATCAAGCCCTGTTAAGGAGATAAGGCAATGAACACTGTATACGCATTTTTAACTGTATTTGTAATAGCTATGTTGTGGGCATACGCTGTAGTGGGGATGATCTAATGAGTATGGAAACCGTAACCTGTGAACTCAGTGGTTTGCAGCTTGAGTGTACGCTTGAGGTTGAGCCGTATACACCCGCCTACACGGGTGGACCACCAGAGAACTGTTATCCAGCAGAGGGTGGTATCGGTGACATAGAACAAGTGACATACACCACAGACGGGTTGGTCAAAGTAGATGGTCAATGGATTAAGTTTGATGACGTAATGGTTGATATTACCGACCTGCTATCCCATGTGCAAATGCAGTCACTGACGGAGCAATGTTATGACTATTTTAGCAAAGATCAAACAGAGTATTGAGCATAGGAGCTTAGTGCGGGAGTATGACCGCATTAGACAAGAGATTGACGACCTACACGCACAGATAGACACGCTGTCTATTCGGTTGGGTACAAGCGTTCGTCGTAAGTGTGAGATAGAAATAGAATTGAGCAGGAAGCAATAATATGAGCTTTTTAGAGATTGTTTATCAACAGGTGCGATCCATGCACCTTCCAGCCAGTAGCAATGACGTATGCATCGCTATGAAAAACCATGAGTCGATGGGCATACTGTCACCAGTAGCCAAACGTGAAAAGGTCAGGAAAGCGTTAGCTGATTTACGAACTAAACGAAAAGTGTTGATTTCATGGAATGACGAAGACGGTATATTGTGGTGGAACCTTGCTAATCAAGAGGATGCTATAAAAACACAATCGGTTGATTATGGATTGCCGGAAAAACTTCCAGAGCTACCGATAGAGCATCCTAAGACGGTTATTGTAATGCGTCAGCTATTGAGAGAGATCAGCAGAGCGCTATTGAAAGCAGCTGATGATCTATGAACCAGGGTTCTGTAATAGAAGATTATGGGCCGTATAAGCGGCTCATAGCGGCGGTTATATTGCAGGCCATGCATGACGCTAGGCAGACCCCTATGGACTACAATAGCCCGGGACAAGAGGCTGAGATATGCAATAACGCTGAAGACGCGATAGACTTTTTATGCTCTGACAGGCTGAACATCTATTGCGAGATGCTGGAGATTGAACCGGAAGCGCTAAGGGAGAATCTAATCAAAGAGCAGCATAAACGCTGCGACGATTGCCGCATGTCGTCATTTGATCGCAGCAGGGAGAACAGATACCGCTACAACTTCAGGATGAACTATGAACTATATAGAACAACAGCTAGCGATTAGTTTTATAAAGGCGGGGCTAACACCCCGGCGCTTAGAGCAGACAGAGAAACGAAACGTCAACCGGATGGCTGAGATGGCTGGCTTTACAGGCGATCAGCTAAGAACAATCTTTGAGCGCTGGGATATTGAAGGCGCTAAGAAAAAAGCTCGTGACTTAAAAAAGGACGCAGTATGAAAGTTTTATTTTTGCTGTTAATGTGTAGTACCGCAAATGCCAGCATTAGCTGTTACACGTACGGTACTATCACTAGCTGTGGTGATAAGGTGTCAATATACAAATTCGACAACATGACTCAAGTCGTTACGCCAAAGGGATCAGCCACTGTATACCAATACGATACAGGCAGTACCATTATTGTACCAGAAAGCTCTGCTCCCACGTCCTACCGGGAGCAGTCGTCTGACATTCCCTTGACGACACCCTTGCAAGACTTATCTGGATCAGATTGATATCTTTGCGCACCTCATTCATTTCTTTTGCTCTCAGATCGAGGCTTTTTTCCAAAGCCTCGATCTGATAAACCTGCTCACGTTGCGTTACGTACATAGTAATCGCAATACCAACGGCCACCATGATGGCTTTGACTAACTCGCTCATCCCTTAAATATCACACCAATGAGGCCAGCAACCGCTGTGCCTGTTACTACAATCTGCTCCATAAGAGCAGGTTTGATAGCAATGCCCATAGACGTAACCAGCATCGTGATACCACGCCACGTAGACGGCTGTTTAAGCTGATTGATTACCCAATGCATAATGTACTCCTACGGATAGTGTTTACGATTCAACTCTATATGTGGACCATCCCGAAAGCTCTTCCAATCCCCGCCCCAAACAATCGGTACACCTAGCTCAGATGCTGCTTTCTTAAAAGCATCGGCTATCCTTGTATACAACGGAAAATCCCAGCTAACAACACCGTTAGATAAGGCTACAAAGTCAATCGCGTGTCCAGTGATATGACGGGAACGCATAGTTCTGCTAGCACCTTTCTTCACTAGATACGCTTGACGCTCTCTAGTGCGTAATCCTTCGGTGATCCTGAAGTCAATGGGAGTCAATTCAATGGCTTTTTTGACCACCTTGACTAGATCAGGATGTACACCCGTAAGGCGCTGCAATGATTTCTCGCTCAATGTGTATGTCATGTTAGTACCCCAGAGCCAGATAAGTCAGTTTGAGGTTGTATGTGCCAGCAGGGACTGCAGCCCTACAAATAATATCATAATTAAACCCGTTTACTGTGACATTGTGGACGGATAACATCGGGCTATATTGACCAATACTCACACTAAAATCACCCAGCGTAGCCAGCACTTGAAAACACGCTGTTGGAAACGCGCTAGAAAATGCGTCAGTATAACTTAGGAATACAGTAGAGCCCGTCGAGACGAAGGTAATATCTTTAACCTCACGGTAGAAACGAAATCCATTGGCAGAAGTAATAAATCCAGCACTAGGTGAGACAGATGTTCCAAACGTGTTATTAGCGTTAGTCCATGCTGGGTTAGAGTTAATTGTAAGCGCGCCGGACACAGTAAGATCACCGTCAATGACAGCATCATCACCTACTGTAAGGTCGTCAGTAATAACCACATCTTCAAAACGATCAGGAGAGGATGCGGGGGTGACGAAAGAATACTCGACTAGCGATATACCCGAATCAATTAAGCCGGTTACGGTCACTGTAGTGACGTTCAAGGCAAACGATGAACTAATAACGCTGTGGACAGATACACCACCAGAATCAGTAATGCGTAGCTTCCTATTGGGGATAAATATAGACCGATAGTCACCTGTTACAGTAAAGCTAGTGGTCGATAAGAAAGTCGGCGCAGCAGGGAATGGTACCCAGTCTTCAGGTGCATCACTGCTAGTAATGCCCGTGATATTGTCATGCTCAGTGATAACAACACCGTGAGTCTGGCCATAAATCGGTCTACCCTCCAGCACAATGCGGTAAGGATCACCCGTCTTTAGCCAGATAGTTCCAGCGCAAGCACCCCGCGCATTCAGGACAATGGGATTAGGCCACGGGACTGTACCGGCTGAATCAGAGTAGGAAATAGACAGGGTGCTGGTTCCTGCCTCATAAAACCAAAGCAAGCCACCCGCTAAAAACTCGTTGTTATCAGTAAGCTGCGGCTCTTGAAAGACTGGGCAAAGTGAGGTCATGTTAGTATCCTGTAGCAAATGAAGCACCCGTAGCCGATGCTGGTTGACGTAAAGCTGATAATCCCCGTACTGCGGCCTGTCTAGCAGGTCCCGGTTGTTTCAGAGCTTGTTGAACCAAGAAATCCTGAACGGCTGGGGAATAGGCGCCTTGAGCACCAAAGTAAAAAGCAGCAGCCTTCGGTAAGCCACCTACACCAGCAGCAAACAAATCACCTAAACCCAATCTGCCAGCAGTACCGGAATCAGGGTATTTGTTACCTAGCACCTCTTGCGCTGCTCTCCCCCATTCCTGCATAGGCATGGTGCCTTGAGCAAAGCCAGTCCTATCGCGGCCACGTAATGATTGCAATAGCTGTGCCGGGGTCATGAGTTCATTAGCAACAGATGACGTGGTGGCCTGTTCAATGCGCTTCAACTTGAAGTATGCAGAATCCGCATTCCTAAGCGCTGTTGCATAGTCTGGATTCTGACCCTCCATCATCAAGTGCATTTGACGCTGTGCCTCTTGAATCGCTTGCCCGATTCTGCGCTCGTCAGCAATGCTAGACTTAGTGTAATTCTCCGCTAGATTGGTTAGTTCCGAATCAATTTCTTTGATAGTCACACCGTCTACACGCTGTCCCGGCTTGAATCGGCTTTCTACCGTGTTTTTAAGAATGTTATCAATCTGTTTTGCGTAAGAACCACGCAACGTCCCGGCTAAATCACGAATACCCTGTAAGCCAGCCTGTAACTCGGGAGTCATTTCGCCGGACGTATTTTCAACCAGCCTCCCGTATGCTTCCTTAACAGCACTCTTTACCTGCTGGAATCCAGTGGTCCCCGGCTGGATATCACCGACCTCAATACGCTGCATGGGGGATACAGGTGCTTGACCGGGGGCACTTGGTAAACCAGATGCAACAGCATCAATGTCCCGGTTTAGATCGTCCACGACCTTCTTGAGCGTCGCTGTGTTGAATGTTTCCATTCCCCGGCGATGTGCTTTCGTAATAGCGGCACCAACTAGCGGGACAGACTCCAGCTTTTCCTCGGCGGTCTTCACTGCGCCACCGATAGCTTGTGCGGCTGTTGGCCGTACACCTTCCTTAAACAATTCAGCAACCCCCTTCTGAGCCACAGGACCGCGCATTATCTTACCCAGCCCCCCTATTAGCCCCTCACCCACGTATGAGCCTAGAGCAGCCTCTCCTGCGCTTCTAAGCCTATCTTCTGGGCTAATGGTTGCAGCAGTACCGGCTGCTGTAGCCGCACGTCCTAGCATTGTGGCCGGACCAAGCCCGGCACCCGCCATATAAGCAGGCGCTTCAGCGGCTATGCGCCCCACGGTAGCTGGCCAGCCCGCCTCTGACTGATAGCGCTTCATGGCCTCGATTTCCGCGATATCAGCCGGTTCAAGCTCAGACACTAAGCCTTTGATACCTTTCCCCATGCCGCGTAAACCGATAGCAGCACCTTTAGCAAGCTGCTCATACCAAGGATCAGAGCGGGCGCTAGAGATATCTATACCGACCTCAAGTTGTTTTGGCTTATATTCTGGAGCGGGCTTGGGTGCGCCAGCCTTTAGGCCAGACATATCCCGCTCACCTATGCTGGGCGGTCGTAGTTTAGCCAGCTCTTGAGCCAGTATTCTCGCGCCGGAAGTGTCCCCGGCTGATTCAGCGGCCTTAATTGCGTTAAGTAATTCTCTTTGTGTAGCCATTATCGTTTAATGTTATATCTCTGATACACGCTATTGACTTCATCTTCATCCGGCTCATTGTATGAGGCATCAATATCATCATCTTCTGCTGCGTTCAATCCCTTAGCTAGTTCAGGGCTTTTCATTAGAGACTTACGCAGTATCCGGTTGAACATCTCTAATTGCCGTTTGCGGGTCTTGGCTGGGGTCGATGCGTCAGCGATATTACCGGCTGCTTCTGCCATTTGACGTTGCTCAAAATCTGATACAGCACCGACCCCTACTAATGATTTGGTGATCTGCTTCATCTGGGCGGCTACGACCTCAAGCTGTTTACTAGCATTGAGCGCTTCAGTAGATACGCCAGCCATTTCACCTAACAGCTTACCTTTGCTGATTGCTTCAATCTGACCCGACATGGATTGATCAATCAGCTTGTTCAGTTCCGGTACTTTAGGCAAAGAGGACAGCACCTCAGCTTTTTGCTTGCGTGTTTCAGCCTGTGCAACCTGTGCCTTAGCTTCTTCCTGTGCTTTAGTCTCTGCGGCCTTTTCCTCAACCACCATCTGTTGACGCTGTTCAGGCGTGACAAAGCCACCACGTCGCGGCATACTCTGCTTGATAGCATCAGCCAACATAGCGCCTAAACGCTCTTTTTCTGGACCCTGCGCCTGTTGGTACATGGTACGCAGATTATCAATGTCAGCAGCCCCCATAGGCGCTTGCTGCATACCTTGCATTGCATCAGGTCCAACTACTTCAAACGGAGCAGCTTGTGGTCCCATAATGGGAGGCTGTCTCATGGGTCCTTGTGGAGTCATCTGTACTCCACCATAATACTGCTCGGCTGATGGTGCTGGTGGTAACTGACGCTTATACTGCTCACGTCCCATTTCAAGCTGTGATCCATATCCCATCTCACCCATCTTTTGCTGTGATTCAAGATGCTGAGATCGGTATCCATGCCCTGACGCGGCTCGCAAAGCCGCGTCAGGAGTCAGAGCGTTCATGTCAAACTGTACATCAGGGGTCAAGCCTTGTTGTTCCAGCTGTTGCAAAGCCTGTCCAGTAGACATACGGAATTTATTCAGCGCCTGTCCTTCCGGCATACCAGCCTGAATATCCATGTAATACTGATCACCATAAGGGCCAATCGCATTAGCAAAGGCTTTACCCTTTTCCATCTGCATCTCTTGGCCGATCTTGCCGGTACGCATCCCTGACTCACGAATCTGTGCTTGTTTAGCCAGATTCTCAAGCTGGGCCTGCTGTAGCTTAATCGCCATGTCTGGGCTATATTGCCCGACAGAAGCGATGTCAGGCATACCCTGAGACTGTGCAAACAGTTCACGCAGCCTTTGAGTATTCTCATAATCCTCAAAGGTTTTACGCGCCTCTAACCGCTTCAGGTCCATCTCCATCGGCATCATTTGGGCTTGAGAGATGTTCTTGTAATAATCGAGCGCATTCGGCTGGTTCTGAAACTGCTGCTGTGCTTGAAGAAATTCCGCTAAACTAGCCATACATTAAACTCCTGCCGCCCTTCTTGCGCGTAAATCATCATTCATCGAGTATGGAGCAGATGATCCACCGCCATATTGACCATAGATAGACATACCCGCCCCAAGTAATCCTTGAATGCCCTGATTGATAGCCCCAGCTTGTCCGTAAGCGTTAGCAGAGCGAGCGTCTCCATAGCCCTGCATGGCCTGATTCTGTTCACCTGCAATACCAGCGCCAATCCGACCTAAATCAAGCGCCATGTTTACACCAGATTGGCCTAACGCCTGAGCAGCCCCAGCACCTCTGTTAGCCATGTTGCCGTACAAGCCAGCAGCACCTGATACTAAACCAGCTTGTTGTGCGTTCTGAGCTTGATTCTGAGCAAAGGCAGACTGATAGGCTTGCTGTGCTCTCTGCCAAGCATTTTGGAAGCCTGTAGCGGCCTGTTTCTGTGCATAGTTACCAGCAGCCCGTTGTTGAGCACCGGATAACAAACCACCTCTAGCAGCCGCTGTTTGAGCCAATGCTTGTTGTCCCTGTTGTAGCTCAAACTGATAACCAGGCGTAGCTTGCAATTCAGCCAGATTACGCACCATCGGCGTATACAACGGAGACTGCTCATACTCTGCCATGCCGTATGGTTTCATCCATGCTGGCAGGTTCTGAGCATACATATCAGCCATGGCGCGTTCACGCTTTGCGCCATACGCACCCTGTTTCATGTAGGGCTGCATGGACTGATTGTACTGATTGTAGTATTGCTGGGCTTGCGTCTGCGTCAATCCATACATTTCACGCAAGTTTCTAAGCTGCATTTCTGCAATTTCTTTCTGCGCTTTTGTGGCCTTGCTACTCGCAGACGCACCCATCCCAGCCGATACACCAGACCCTACAGCGCCGATTGCTGCGCCAGCAAGAGCTACACCAGTCATGATTTATTCTCCAACAAAGTTACACGCTGCAAATACTGTTGATAAGTATCTGCGAAAATCTCTTGTTCCACGTCTTCTACATTGTCTTTATCGGTAGAATGAACGGTTAACCATTCAACATCATCATGACAGTAAATAGCCCTGACAGTACCGGCATCAGTCACCCAGACACCGGGCGCAGTGACGCTAGACTTGTTGCCGTGATGATCAAAAACTGTGCATGTACCGCGCAAAGCAACGGAGACGTGTTGTGACATGTGGGTTTTAGTCACCACAGTTGTACCGGCTGGGCAGTAGATTCTGCGACCATACAAGCCCTTAGCAAAATGATGATCTAGCGGAGGATCAACCTCTTTCATGCTACCGTCTGCGAAACGATCTTCCATAGCGCCCTTGAGAGCGTATATTTGTTGGATTGCTGGGCTGGTTATGTCTTGCATTATATTTGTTGAGCGGTAATGATGACGCTGGGTGTAGCTGGGCGAATCGGTGCAACGTCTGAGGGAAGCGTTTCTATTGAAACAGTTGTGCTATCTGTACACCACATAATCTGAACATACTGATTGTTTGCTGTTGTGGACACGATGAAGTTAAGCGCTGTAATCAGGTGTCCGTTGATAGACCCATGCTTGCTCGGGACAGTAAATCGGCTGTTGCTGTTATCAATGTTGGCTCCATTAAAGCGAAACCAGATATCCACCTCATGCTCGGCTGAAGCAGTATTGACGAACTGAAAGCTAAACTGAATGTTATAGGTACCGGGGTACAGAAACGTGATCTTGTTGCTGTCTGCTAGCGTGATACCGTTTGATTCTGCTGTATTATTACATCTTACAGCATAAGCGACTGTTGGGCTTGTGGCTGCTTGATCGGTAGTATCATAGAAAGACCCATAAGCCCCCACAGCACTACTCACCCACTGAGAGCCGTTCCAGACGACTAATTGGTTCAGGGTACTATCCCAGTAGCGTTGACCTATCCAAAGCTGACTGGTGGGCCTCTCAGACGTGCTCCCGGCCATTGTTAACGTCTTGATAACGTACTCTAAACGACTAAACCATTGCGACCACACAGACGCTAGCTTACCGCTAGCCTCTGTGATGATTGATTGGAACGGCGCGTTGGGGAAGTTCATTTGCGTAGCAAACCAGACAAGCTCATATTGTTTCTGGTGACAATTTCAGGAATGTTTTCATCATACACAACATAGTTCTGTGTGCCTTTACCAGCCAGTCTTGAGCTTTGATCTAAATATCTCATGCCAGGAATACCGATTGAGCTTAGGTATTGGCTGGCCTGTGCAGGAGAGTTAAATTTAGCAGCCAAATGTTCATACAATTGTTGACCTGTAATCGGTGACATTTCTGACCGCATAGGAGACGCTTTGCCTTGTGCTGCAAACCGTTCTTGTAAGCTCTTACGGATACCAGAGCGCTTGTTAAACACGTCTTCATACTCTTGCTTGAGCAGGTCTTGAATGTTTTGTGTTTGCTGTTGATATGGCGCATCCCACACCATAAAATGTTCTGGACTCAATGGGTCAGAGGCTTCTTTTGCTGCGCTAGGCCATTTCAGCTCCGTGTTATATAAATAGCCTTGTGCTGGAGTTAATCCACCTTTTGCTTGAATATCTAAAAGAATAGATAAATCGTTTTTAGCAAGCCCAGCAACAGGCGAATCACTTGAGGCAATTTCTTTTGCTTTATTGATTGCTCCCTCTAAATTTCCTTTATTAGTAAGCGATCTTACATTTAAGTGCTGTAGCGATGATGGATCAAAAACATTACCAGCAACATTAAACACGTCTCCTGCTAATTGCTTTTTATATTCTTGAGCTACAGGACTATCAAAACCCTCACCAAAATACAGCCCATGCGAATACGCTTGCGCTCCTTCACCTGTGCCGATCTTGCTGGTTTGAAATTTATCAAACGCATGAGGTGATCCGTGTGAAGCACGAATCATTCCTCCAAGACCGCCCATAGGCACTAGCCCAGCAGCGCCTAATGCACCTAACCCTGCTTCACCCCATTTCCCTTCTGTAGCGGCTTGTAATCCCTCTACCCCTGATAACACCTCACCTATGCCGGGAATAGCGCTTACAGCGCCTTTCAGAGCCTCTCCGCGAGTCATGGGAGCATCCATCCCATATTGGGCATAAAGGTTGCCGGGGTCATGCGGTTGACCCAAGTAATCTCGCGCCATTCCAGATAGACCGCCTGTAGCAGCTAACGCAGCACCAGCAGAGGCTAGTGGATGTGATGCTAGAAGATCAGCCTCATGCTTGCGCCAAGGATTGAATGCAGCAAAGCGAGAACGTAATGATTCGGGTTTAAATGTAGCGTAATGGGTTGCTGGCCTACCTGAAAAATACACGTCATCGGCAAGGTTTTGTAATACCGCTTCACTTGCCCCCGATGATTTTGCTTTATTTAAGTATTGATTAATCTCTGACTGTACGTCTGTAAATTCAGCACCACCTAAATCTTTAGTAAGTTTTTTGGGTCCTAATTGAACTAATGGCATAATATTCTGTCCAGCTAATGGCTCTTTTGCCATTGCCGCTTCATATTCTTCTGCTTGACGAATATAATCGTCATATAAGTCCCAATCGCCTTTTTTTTCTGCTTTTTCAGCTAAAGCAAGTAATTTTTTAATAGGCACGTCCCTTGCGGCATATTCAGCATATCCTCTAGCTGTATTTGGATCGCTAACTGTCCAAAATGCCTTTTTTGCGCTTTCAGCGCCCGTGCTAGAACCAAACAATTTAGGATCAATGTTGCGTATATCATGGGCAGTTCCATGATACACGTCAATTCCACCCATTGCTTTTGCGCGATCCATCGCTGTATTAGATAACGGAAGGTTTAACCCCCCCTCAGTTTCAGGCAAAGAAGCAACCAATCTAGCAATATAATGCTGTTGCTCGGGGATAAGATTTTTCAACAGTTCTGCAAGTGTTGCCATTACTTCGCCGCCTGTGCAATGTAAGCCGCTGCTCCGATGATAACGACCTTTATCGGGTCAGTAATACGGAACTTGAACACATAAGACCGAGAGACACCTAACCGTCTCCATTCTGCTCTGCGGAGGTACTGACCGATTGCACCCATCCTGATCCACATTTCTGTTCCGTAGGTATAACCACCATCACGGCTGACCTGTAGCATAATCTGAGGATTGGTTCGCTCTCTGATAACAGTGCTATCAGATTCAAGGAGAATGATAGCATTATCCTCTGTTAGCAGCGCTTGATCGAAGTTAGTAGCGAGCGCGTCTTGAGATGATTGATACTCGGATAGGGGTAGACCTACACCCTGCTCCATATCGAGCCGTAGGCGGTAGATGTGAAGTCTGTTGAACGTGCTGGTAGAGAATGTGTGTGGTGTAATCAGCTCTCTAACAATAGTATCGCCAGCATCAGTATAAATGTTAGCGTCCAGTTTATACAGTTTACCAGTTCGATAATCACTAACTACAATCTCATTCTTGAACTGCGCTCCCCATTGAGCGTAGTGACGGCCACCATTGGATGATAGTTCGGACCATGCCTGAGTGCTTGCATCATATAGCCATGTCTTCCCCTCAGTCTGGAAGCTAATCTGATAGAACTCATGCCCGTTTTGACGATACCCAAACGCAACAGCATCGCCGGGATTCTGATACTGGCTAAAGAGGTAATCTAAATCCGGGGTAGAAACGACAGTAGGGGCGTAATTCTGTACGCTGAAAACCGATAAGCTGCCACGGCGGGTGCGACCAAGATAGAAAAGCATCCCACCACAGCGAGCCATAGACCAGCGAGCAACAACACCGACGTCGGTCGGTGATCCTGATATCCTTGCGAACGGGAACGGAAAGCCGCCATTATTTTGCCAATACTCTTGTGAAATAGTGCCTAAAAGAACGATATTGCCGTTATCGACTGTAACCGCCTCAAGGTTGTCAGTGTACGCCTCTTTGCTAGCATACTGTAAGGGGTCCCAGTAGAGCCCATCGTAATTACCCGATAGCCAGAATTGTTTGGTGCCAGTTACGTTGACGACAAAATAACTGTCAATGAACGCTACGGTATTAGCAACAGGAAAATCAATACCAGTGTAAGCATTAGTAATTTTGCGGAAGGTGTTAACGACTCGAATGTCACCCGTAGCCGCACCTGATACGGCAGTGTAAAAGGTCCATGTATTAGCCGGTACACACGTACCGATACCTGTGGTGGTGGTATTGGTTGCAGTAAAGACCGTACCGTAAGCGGTTGAATCAGCACCCAATCCCACCCAGTTAGCTGTACCGGGGACCGTGATGACGTACTCAGTACCGATAACGAGGGCATTAGTCCCAATGACAAATGGAGGATTGAAGACAATGTAAGCACCGGATGGGATGTTAGCATCACCCTCGATGTTTACAATCTCATTCTCCTTGCGAGTGTGTAGCGTCTCAGTAACCGTGACTAGCGTACCTGTGCGGCTGTATGCAAGGTCGCCTGTTGTCGGAGTGTAGATGTAACCAGTTACCCCATCCACAATCATTAGCTGCAAGCCGTTGTCGGCCATACTGACGTTGCCAGCCGTTGTCTCTAGCGTTCCTCGCTCGATATAGCTGCCATCACCACGGACCTCAAGCAATTGGTCATAAGCAACGATAAACAGGGTGTTGATTGCTTCAAACCACCACATGCCCCTAGCTGGCTGATTACCGAAATCAACAAAAGGAGAGAGTCCCGGCGTACCGTAAGCGACAAGATCGGATTTATCATTATCGCGCCTGACCTCCATGTAAAGGTTAAGCCGTTTTTGTGCTGAAATAGCCTTGGACCGGCCTGAGATGCCCGGTCCAAGTATTGCGAGTTCAGTGGTTGTTGGCATTATCTTCCAGTGCTATCCGAGTAAATATTATAGCGCAAGAACCTACTTGACATTAGCGCGGTATCAGTTTGCAAGGTAACTGTACGCTGGTTCATTCTCTTAATAATGCGTAACGCATTTTGCCCCATAGCGATTACGTCTGGGCGCAAGTCGAATTGATACTCCATTGCCAGCGCAACAGCAAGGTTATAAACCAATGCAGCCCAATAACCCGGAGGTAACTCAATATAACACGTCGGATCAGTAATCAGCGGTAATGGGGTCCATGAGGTCAGCGTAATCAGTGCTGGGCCTTGTGTAGACGGGTCGTTAGGTGCGTACAGCGGGTAGATGTACACCTCACCAATAGGGAACGACGGCTGATAGTAAAGATAGCCGGGAAAGTTAGTGCTGAGTGTTTTCAGCCTGATAGCGTTATAGTCATCATAGTTGAGCACCTGCATGGGGTAATCAACAGGAATGCTCCCATTGTTTAGCGTCAGATAAGCATCAATGATTCTAATAGGCCTAATGGTATTCCATGTCCCACCTAGGCCGATTGTGTACGGGTTCTGGTTAGCGTTTAGCTGAAAGGCTTCACGCTTGACCTGATACAGCATCAGTTCCTCGACGCCCCACTGATCCAGCATTCTGTTCAGTGATTGGATGCCGTCAGCGAGTTCCGCTGCGGTCAGGTCAGTATCAACGGCGGACACCTGAATTAACCGCATAGCAGCCCGTACAAGGTCCAAACCCGTGTATAGCTGGCCGACATTACTGGTTGACGATGGGAGGATGCCTACGGGGTTAGCAGCCGCCCATGCAGACGTATTATTCTGCCATAGCGTGTCGGCCATTTCCCAGACGGTGCCGGGAAGGTCCTTGATATTGTATATCCACGCATTCTGGCAAAGATTGCCGCCACCGATAACGATATCGTAGCTTATGGAGTTATCGACTACATAAAACGCGATGTTGTTATCGACTACAGCCGCTGGTTGCGGTATCTCAGTAGTACACGCAGCGTCAGAATAGATCGTGGTCAGTGTCTTGGTATTCTCGATGAATACCTGATAGACACAAGACCCTAGCTGGCTACCGGGAGGGGTCAGCAGGTCAATGGTGTAATACTTAGCCATTGTTAGCATTCTCCAGTGCTTCAACCTTTGCTGATAGCTCTTTAATGGCTGCAACCAGTAGCGGGATGACGGATTGATAGCTCAACAACAAAGTTTTATCTTCATCATGGTCTTCAAATACTGCCTGCGGTAACACTTGTTGCACGTCTTGGGCAATCAGCATAGGTATATTTACCTGTTTTGAGTCATTATTCATGTACCCGATGACGCTGCGCAAGCCAGACACCTTTGCAGTTGCATTCTCAATGTCAGAAACTATGGTTTTAACTCGTTCATCAGAATAGTTCACCCACCCTGATGCTGGACTAGTCCGTTGTATTTTTTGACCTGCAAACGCGCTGCCGTCCCAGTATGTGGCCAAAAAATCATGGTTTGTGTCGGGTCCAAAATCCCATCTATCAGCGTTCGCAAACGTGATGGCTGTGCTGCCTACCGTTCCGGTTGTTGCGCCTGAGAATACGAAATCTTGTTGCTTGTTTGTTGTTCCAAAATAGACGTGGAATCTAGCCGATCTTCCCCCTGAATAAAATCCAGTCCAAACAGTATAATTGCCAGTCCCGTTTGTTTCGTTGTATCTAGTCCATGCGCCACTCTGAACGCGATATATTCCGTTTTGCGATGACGTTATTTGGTTTTTAACCAAAACAATCCCATTGACCCCAAGCGCAACCCCATCAATAGTTTGCACACCCGATAGGGTAATGTTTGCCGTTGTTGCTGCTTGACACGGTACGCTTCTGTTTTGGTAAGCGGGATGAATAGCCGCGCACATGGTAAAAGTCGGAATCTGCTTGGTTCCAAGCATAAACCGACCATTATTGGGGTTTACAAATGCAATAACTTGATTGGGGTCAGTCGATGGTGGCACTGTGCGCTGTGGCGCAAAATCACTAGGATTGACTATAAAATGCCCGTCTGTGGCATTAGCTGTATTGATCTGGTAGTTGGCAAATGATCTACTTCTTGTCCATATATTGTAGGTCATGCAAATTTTTGCATCAGTGTCCATGTTTTCAACAATGGACGTGGTAAACCCACCTGAGCTAAACCCTGATCCAGTCGTTCCTGAAAACCTGATCTCCCCTAAATCGTCCCCATCAATGGTTCGAGTAAAGTTTTCCCCTTTTATAGTGGAACGACTTTTACCAAATGTCAAAAATGAACAACTAGCGTCATTTGAATATTGTATTAAGCCTAAATTGCCGCCAACATCACCGGCTTTCCCCGCAAGCTGACAAGAAATATACTGGAAAACATCATTAGCAACCGGGGCTGTAAGCCCTTGCAAAATGGCATTATTCGTATATGTATTTGTACCGCTTAAAGTCCATCCTGTAGAGGCTGCGGTTGGTGCTTGCCAAGTCCCATCAGCACGCAGGAAGTTAGTGGTTGAGCCTGTGGTGTTAATCGTAGCAATATTGCCTAATCCCAAGGATGCTCGGCCTGTTGCAGCGACTAAATTAGTGGCTCCACCATCCCATTGCAATCTCTGAGTAAAAGCAGCATCCCATTCAGCCTGTTTTGCTGTTGTTGGGATAGAGTATCCAGCGGTATATGTCAGGGCTAATGTACCTGCTCCCGTAATAGGAGAGCCAGACACGGTTAAGCCAATAGGTGCAGATAATCCCACTGAGGTGACTGTACCAGTTCCAGTCCCCACACCAATAGCCGCTCTAAAGTCAGGAGCGCTTAACGCTGAAACAGTATTATCGGCGTTGAATCTTGGGAAAGTAATTGCGGCCTGATTCGGGATGGTAAAGAGATTGCCGCCCAAAATCGTGCTGCCCAGATTAAACCTAGCTTGTGCCGCATTATTAGCGCCGGTCCCACCAGAGGCTACCGGCAGGTTCCCAGAAATTAAAGTGTCTCCGGTGGGATTGGTATAGATAGCCGCATTCCCGAGATACGTGACATTGTTTCCCGTTCCTCCGCGAATTACAGGCAACACACCGTCCACCATGTCGGTTGCAAGAGCCACGCGCCCCCACGCGGGAGTTGGGCCACTAAGCAGTACCCTGTTATTTGTCGCTAATGGGTTGATCTGTCCTATATTGGTCGGTGTTGACGCATACAGGAGGCTTCCCGCCGTGTATGGAGAGCTTGTACCGTACCCTGTGCCGCCTTGTGTGGCTGGAAGAATAATACCGGATGCCAGTCCAATAGCTCTACCGCCAATGTCAATATTCCAAGGGGTAACACTGGTTACATTTGAGCCGTCACGCGCAGCAGCGCCAATCGAGTTATAAGAAACGGTTACGTCAGTTAGCCCGCGCCATGACCCACCGGGGCTTATACCAGTGCCACTCGCGCTAAAGGACAGCGTATTAGGGGTTCCAGACTCAATACTTATATTGGCTGATCCATTAAACGCCACGCCGTTAATGGTTCGAGCGGTTGCTAAGACCGTGGCTGATCCGGCATTCCCTGTACAGGTAGCTGCGGTTGTCGCGTTCTGTACCGTAGTAGCACCAATAGCCCCGACTATATCGGCGGCTGTGGCCGTCGATATAGCACTGGTACCATTACCCTTGAGGATGCCTGTAATCGTGCTTACGCCTATGCCGCCATTCGAGACAGTGACAGGGGTTGCAAGTGAGAATTGAGAGCCTATGAGATTCAGACCTGTACCGGCAGTATATGACGCGGACGCACCAAATAGCGCGAATCTTATCTCATCTACGCCTAACACACCGCTAGAAGGGATTGTAGCCGCCCATGTGCTATTAGCGTTGACGGTACCGTTGGTGATGAATACCGTTGCGCCGTACAGTTCGCTCCATGTGTCAGCGTCGGCTGTTCTGGTCCACGGACCACCAGAAACGGCCAAGTAGATGCCGTTAGTTGCAGGTGCGCCCTGCTCTTTGACTAGCACTCGATCAAGGTTGTTAAGCGCCACACCGTCAACCGTTTGTAGGCCGGAAAGGGTGATGTTAGCCGTTGTAGCCGCTCGACACGCCGTCTTGATCTTCAGGCCTGTAGCAGCCGCGTCCACATAGTCCTTGTTAGCGCCATCAGTGCCTATGGCGGGGGGTGCAACATTAAGAATGCGGTTAGAGCCTAAATTCAGTGCGCCGGTCATGGCGATACTGCCATCCGCTGCAACAGCACCCACGTCACCCGCTGTTAGAGTGTCCCAGATAGGCGCTAGAGCGCCCTGAGAGCGCAGATATTGCCCATTCAGGCCATTGGTGACATAGCTGGTAGTATTAACGCCTGACTGATACAGGAGGTTGCCAGCTACCCCGCCTAAGACAGCGTTAGCAGTACCGGCTGTCCCAGCAGCCGGGACTGAATTGCTCCAAAAAGGAGCAGATAGGCCACCAGAGACTAGTACCTGTCCAGGAGTACCAGCAGGTACAAAAGAGGTGCTATTGAGATCAGCCTGATATGGAAGCTGACCTAAGCCACCGCCGCCGATGTTGGTCGCCTGTGCCGCAAATGAGGAAAATGGGATAGTATTGACCCATGTCGGCGGGAGAGTACCGTTAGAAGACAGTACATAACCAACAGGGCCAGCCGTAGTAAACGCCGTGTTATTAGAGGATGACTGATAAGGGATGGTACCAGCAGCTCCCCCGTATAGGTTATTAGCTGATTCTGATACTAGACCCGTGATACTGGCTGCTGTAAAGCTCAGGGATAACCCGGATTCGTTACCATCACCATCCAGCACTTTCTTCAGGTCAGCGCTTAGCCCCCCATCAATCTGTAATAGGTTGCTGTATGTTTGGTTCTGATATAACGGACCGAGATTAGCCATAATACTTACTCTGA